AATTACTAGACTACAGAATCAAGTAGAAGATTTTAAGATTGTATTGGAGTTTTAACGGATGCCTAAATTAACACAAGATTTTAACATATCGCCATATTATGATGATTTCAATGAAGAGAATAACTTTCATAAAGTTCTATATCGACCCGGATATTCGGTTCAGGCGAGAGAATTAAATCAAATACAATCTATTCTTCAAACTCAATTAGAGAAAACAGGAGACACTCTTTATCAAGATGGTTCTAGAGTTTTGGGTGCAGAATTAGTCTTAAATAATAAAATTAATTCCTTACAATTAAAACCAACATATTCGGATGTCGCTATTGTTTCATCTAATTTTGATAGAAGAATTATTAAAGGCCAAACATCTGGAGCAAAAGCAGAAATTGTAATAAGTAAAGTTTTTTCGATTGACAATTTAGATTTGTTGATGATAAATTATGTTGATGATACTAAATTTTTAGACAATGAAACAATTAATACGATTGACGCAGGAACAACATATTTCGCGGATGTGGCAGGAGCAAGTGAAGGATTAACTGGAGCAACTTCAAGTACATCTTTGGCTTCTGGTGCTGGTTCTATAATTGGTGTTAATGAAGGATTATTCTATATTGGTGGTTATTTTTTACATGTTTCCCCTCAAAGTCTTATTTTAGATACTGAAAACAATAATCCTTCTACAAGGATAGGTTTATCAATTGTAGAAACTATTGTTAGCAGTATTGAAGACTCTTCACTTTTAGATAATGCAATAGGAACTCCTAATTATACTGCTCCTGGAGCGAATAGATACAAGATTGATTTAACATTATCAACAAAACCCTATTTTGAAGCTGGTAAAACAATAGCTTCATCAGGTGTTACATTTGCTATTAACACAAAAGATAATAGATCAGGAACAGTAAGTATAACAACAACGACTGATCATAATTTATCTGTTGGTGATGTCATAGTCGTAAATGGTACAACTGAATCGGAATATAACGGAAAATTTACAATTTCAGCTATTGGATCTACTACAGAATTTAATTATTTAATACAGGGTAGTCCATCAACACCTGGGTCTGGAACACCTGTATATGTAACAGGAATAGTTGATCCTATTGCTAGAAGTTCGGATACTAATTTTATTGAATTATTAAGATTAGAAAATGGTGAAAAGATTGAAGAAATAAAATTCCCTGTTTTGGGAAATATTGAAAAGGTTTTAGCAAGAAGAACGTTTGATGCTTCGGGTGATTTTACAGTTAAACCATTTTTGCTTAATGTTGTTAATCATAAACTTGGAGGAACTGCAAGCGATAGAGTGGCAACAAACACAAGCACAACCGTTACGGCTAATGGTGCAAATTTTATAGCAGATGTTAATGTTGGTGATACTATATTCTTTTCGGGGAATACTTCAAAAACTGCTGAAGTTACATCAATAGGAAATACTACATCCCTTACATTAACAACAGGAACTGCCTTGGGTGATGGAAGTATTAATCAAAGAATAGGTGTTTCCACAAAAATAACTGCAGAATTGAGTCCAGGAAAAGCATATGTAAAAGGTTTTGAACATGAAACTTTACTTCCTACATATGTAAATTTGAATAAAGCAAGAGATACAGAAGCAGTTCTCGCAGAAAAACAAGGAGTTGAATTTGGACCATATGCAATTGTAACAGATGTTATTTCTAATACTGCTTTTGAGTTGGGTGTAAATGCCGCAACTATTAATTCAACATCTGGAGGTACGGGTGCTGACTTAATGGATTTACATATTGTTAAGTGGCCATCAACAACTCAATGTCATGGAACAGTAGCAGATGGCGTGGGGGGCAAAATTACATATTTGGCAAACACTATAGGTATACAGTATGTTGGAGTTGATAATACAAGCGCCGCATCAATCGCAAATACAAAAATAGGAACAGTACGATTAAGACAACTTGATTTTAGAGCAGGAAGATCATCTACTGTAACTGCAGAATATGGCGATCAATCATCTGCAAATGGTACTTATCATATAAAATTTCCTGCAGTATATGATGCTCATTTATTTGATTTTAGATTTAATAAAATAGAAGGAACAGTTGAGCGGAGTATTGTTGCTAATAATACTCTTATCAATTTAGATGACGATCAAGATCAACGTTTTCCAACAGTCAATTGCTTATATGGATCAACAATAACTGTTAATACTTCATATTTGGGCGTAAACACTTCTGATACAAGAAAAATTATTTCATGGTCGGGGGGATCTGCTGTCGCAAATTCGACCTTCGGTTATGATATACTTGCAGATGCAACACTTGACTCCTCGGATTATACTGCACAATTAGATTCTGCTTTGACTCAACCAACTCAAGACACTTCTACTTATTCTATAAATTTTGGAGTTAAAGATATTAGTTCTATTATTGCAACTAAGTCTGTAGATTACCTTGGACTTGGCGCAACATCTGGCACCGATTTTGATAAAGCCATGAATATTGATATTAGCGGTAGAAATGATGCAACTGATACTGGAAATACTGTTCTATATGATAATAATGAAGATCAAAGATCATTAGTGTTTCCTTTTCAAAATAAAACACTTGCAAGTTTGACAAAGGCGAATTATAAATTAAAAAGATCATTTACAACAACCCTCGCCGGTACTGTTGGAACTATAACGGCTTCAAACCCCTATGAAATATTTTATCCAGGAACTGATGGAGCCCTTTCTGAATCTCAAAAAGATGCAAATTATTCGGTTTTTTGTACGGAAGCCAGCACCGGAAATGAAGAAGGAGATTATATTGAATTCAGTAATACTTCGGGTTCTGAAATGGGGGTTGGCAGAACAATGACATTGAGCAATGACGGGGAAACATTAGTGGTTGAGACAGCAGGCGCCGCGGGTTCTCCTGCTTATTCAGGTAAAAAAATATCTATTCATGCTACAATGATGTATAAAGCCGCTGGAGCAACATTAACAAATGGTGGAATTGGTACAAAAACTTTAGTGACAGGAAATGTTTCAGGTGCTAATGTAGATTCTTCTACAACAAATACAGTTCAAGCGGATTCCGGACAAATTTATTTGGGAACAACAATAGATGGTTTGCCTGGTGCAACTAATAGTTTAAAAATAGCAGACATTAACAAGCTAGTTGCAGTTGTAACTTCTTTATCTGCAACGAAAGAAGTTACAAATGCTATGATATCTGCGGCTATGTCTAATACTGCAAATGCTCATAATATAACTAGTAGCTTTATATTTGATAATGGTCAAAAAGACAATTATTATGATTATGGAACTATAACTTTAAAAACTGGAGAAATAAAACCGTCCGGTCAAGTAATAGCAATAGTTGATTTTTATAATCATACGGGTTATGGTCCACATACAATTGATTCTTATATTTGGTCTGGTTCTGGAAATACATTATATGATAATATTCCTTCATATACAAGTCCATCAACTGGTGTAAAAGTTGAACTAAGAGATATGATCGATTTTAGACCTAAAAGATTGGGTTTTGAAACTGCGAATACAGATACTTATTCATATACAAACGACATTACAATAACATCAAATGTGTTCAATGAAAAAGCAATGCCTGATTATGACTATTCATTTGATGCAGATTATTCTCATTATGTTTCAAGAAAAGATAAAATTGTATTGAATAGAGATAAAACATTTGATGTAATTGAAGGCGTATCCGATAAATTATCGCAATTGCCTGTTGATGATGATGATTCAATGACATTGTATAATCTTGAAATACCAGCATATACTTTTAAACCAGAGGATGTAAAGGTAAACTATATTGATAATAAGAGATTTACAATGAAAGATGTTGGTACACTTGAAAGAAGACTTGAAACTCTTGAATATTATGTTTCTCTTAGTTTATTAGAAAAAGAAGCCGATGGATTAATCATTACTGATGCTAACAATAATGATCGATTCAAAAATGGAATTCTTGTAGATCCATTTGCAGGACATAATATTGGAGATGTTTTTAATGATGATTCTGCTGTGTCAATTGATTTTGAAAAGAAAATTCTAAGACCGTCTTTTACTTCAGATTTACATCCATTAAATTTTAATGCAAATTCTTCTGGGGGATCTGCTTTTTCGACTCTAGTAAATAATTCTGGTATACTAACCTTACCATTTGCATCAAACACGTTTATGCAAATGCCCCTTACAGGATCGAATGATAGTAAAAATACTCAAAAAACTTTTCAGATAAATCCTTTTTCTGTACAGAATTATATGGGTCAAATGAAATTGGATCCTTATGGTGATACGTGGTATGATCAAGACAGTCAAGTACAAGTAAAAGTTAATGTTGAGGGACAATACGACAATTGGACTTCTAATATTTTAACAAATAAAGGACACGGTACTCATTGGAACGATTGGGAAGAAATTTGGTCTGGATCACAAGTTAATAATAATGTTAAAGAGGGCATAAGAGATACTGGTGATATAGGAAATAATGATAGAAGAGCAAAAACAACGAACCAAACTAGAACATTGACTGGATTAAGTTCGGGAAGTGTGCCAGAAAAAATAATTAAGACCATTGGAAATAAAACAGTTAATTTAAGCATAGTACCAAAAGTAAGAGAACAATCAATAACTTTTATTGCTAAAGGATTGAAACCAAGTAAAAATGTTTATGCTTATTTTGGTGATCAGAATATAACGACTAATGTTAAACAGGCCGCACTTGTGAGTTTGTCAAATGTAAGTACATCTAATGTGTTTAGAACTACTGCTGGTAATTTTGAACAAGTTACAATTCAGGGTTCTGGAGGAAATGCGAGTAATACTGCTAAAATTATTTACATGAGTGATAGAAATGTTCAGAATAATTGTACTGTTTTACTTACAGACATGTCAGCCCAAACTGCTTTTACTGTTGGAACTGTAATTCAAGGAGATACTACAGAAGCAAATGGGTCTATTTCTGCAATTGTAAATTATAATGTTGAAGACTCTTTGTTAACAGTTACTACTGAAGGCGTAACTGGAGGTGTTTTTAATGTTCCTTCCGGCATTTTTACAGGAGGAGAAAATCTTTTTAGAGTAACAGATGATCCTGATAATATTCCTGCTGTTACAACATCGGTTGCAGAAGATATATTTCATTCTGCAGGAGTAATTGATGCTAAAAATGAATTGGGTCTTATTTCTCCTAGACCTTTCATTTCTAGAAGGGAAAACATTACAGAAGAAAGAGTTACAAGATCAACTTCTGATGGAAGACAATCAAAGTCTACGGATTATATGAATCCGATGGCACAAACTTTCTTTATTGACAAAAATCAATATCCTGCAGGGCTTTTTCTTGATTCTGTAACTTTATTTTTTAATAAAAAAGACGCATCAGTAGGAAATAAAACTCCTGTAAATGTACAACTCAGACCTATGATTAATGGAATGCCAAGTACATCATTGATTGTACCAGGAAGCGAAATAGTTTTGACTCCTGGAAAAATTACTGCAAATACAAGTACTCCAGAAGCAAATACTAGTGGAGGATTTCCTGATGGCTTTTTAGGAAATTCTTATACTGCAAATAGAAGTGGTTTAGATAAAGGAACAAGAACAACGTTTAAATTTGATCATCCTATTTTTCTTACTCCAGATGAATATGCAATTTGCATAACAACTAATAGTAGTGCATATAAACTTTATGGTTTTGAGTATGGTGCTTATCATACTGGAACTTCTAAAAAAATAACAAAACAACCTTATGTTGGAAGTTTTTTTAAGCCTTCAAATGCAGGAGTTTGGACAGATGTATTAGATCAAGGTTTAATGTTTCAATTAGATAGATGTGAATTTATATCAGCGAATGCATATGCTAGATTAGATAATTCTGATGTTTCAAGCGGAAATGCAAGTTCAGATACTACTATAGATTCTTTTAAAGTAATGACAGAAATGATTAACTTTGCAAATACTTATACAAGTTTTGATTATTATGCAACAGATTTGGGGGGAATAATAAAAGGTTCTAACATAAAATTTAAAGAAAACAAAACTATTGATTTCAAAACACAAAAACAAATTACATTTCCACAGGTCGCAAATAATAGTTTTACAATTAATGCATATTTTGAAACTGCAAATACTTTAATATCCCCAATAATGGATGAGCAAAGAACAGGTGTTATTACTATTAAAAATATTATTAATGATGGGAGTTTAGCAAATTCTGATATTGTTGTGTCTGATTTTGGTACTGGTTATTTTGGTGCAGAAGTTGGAAATACAACAAGTAATAATGCATTACAAGGGAATACAAGTGTATTTGTAGTATCTCAGCCTGATATTGGTTCAAATACTGCAACAGTAGCCGCTAATGTTCACGCAAATGGTGTTATTAATCAAATTTCTGTTAAAAGTGGTGGTTCAGGATATATTTCTACACCAAGTATTACTGTGGTTGATGGTGGAACGGATGCGGCGGGCGATGCTGTACGAAGTACAACAAGTGCAGTTGTTAGTATTGTTGGTGAAGGTGCTAATAATACTGTAAATGTGCAAACATCAAATGTAGTATCATTTTCTTCTGGTGGTAATTCAAAAGCTAGATATGTTTCAAGACGGGTAACATTAGAAGAAGGTTTTGATGCAGTGGATCTTAGATTATATATGGATGCATATAAGCCAAGAGGAGCCAACATTTCTGCTTATTATAAAGTTCTTTCTGGTGATGATACAGAGAGATTTGATGAAAAACCTTGGGTGCTTATGGAACAAAAAACTGCAAGTACTACTTATTCTTTAAATGAAAATGATTTTAAACGATTTGATTTTAAAACATATAATGAGAAAATTACTTATATATCTACCGCAGGCGCAAAATATGATAAATTTAGAACATTTTCGATTAAACTGGTTATGACTTTAGATAGAGTATCGCAAGATTCTTTTATAGGAATACCTAAAATAGTTAATTTACGTGCAATAGCCCTTGATAGTGAAGGAACGCCGTGATAGTAAAAACTGATAATCCAGGATATCATAGAGACACGTTTTCTAATGCAATTATTGCAACTGATCAATTGGCTTTATTGAAACATAGACAAAAAGTATCACAAACAAATACGATAATGTCTAACGGAAATGAAATAAATACTTTAAGACATGAAATAACTAATATAAAACAAGATGTAAACAAAATTTTAGAATTGTTAAGTAAGGACAAAGATGGCGATATCTGATACTAGTATTACTAGTGTAGAATTAATCAATACTTTTGAGGATTGGCGTACAAAAACAAATGATATTATTACAGTATTGAATCAAAATTCAGATGACAATCCAACTACTGAGTTAATTTCTGCTAATAGTATCGGTGGTCTTGAGATTAATACAATAAGCGCAAATATTGTTACAGGTGCAAATGTGTCTGGAAACAGATTACTATTTTCCGGAGGTATTATAGATTTTGCTGGAGCAAGTACTTCAGATTTAGGAGCAGTTGATAAATTTGCGTTAGTTGAAGGTGCTGGAGCAACTATTTCTGGTTCTAGTCCTGATAGTAAAATTGAAAGAGCCCAAATAAATGAATGTGAAATAAATTTAAATGGTGCAAATTTTAGTGCAAATGGATCATCTACAATTAATCTTTCTGGAGCAACTGTTTCTGATTTAGGAACGGTTTCTTCAGCTATACTTAATGGTGGAACGATTAATAATATGAATGTCAGCATTACTGATACTGTAACACCACAAATTATTACAGTATCCGCGGCGGGTCCTCATATATTCACTAGTGCAACCTTTGAAGATGGAACATATACTACTCCAACTATAGTTGGAGGATTACACCATTCTGCAAATATATCTGTTAATACATCCTCGGTTCTTGTAACTAATACTGGACCTATTTTTGGTTCAGATGTGACCAATGCTAATGTAGCTATTGGTAAGTTTCCAGAATATTCAACATCTCCAACTCTCGCAACTTCATCTAGAGGAAGACTGCATATAAGAACAGATTTTGCGGCAGGAGGCACTACTCCTACTGCAGTTGAAGGTGTTGCTGATGAATTAGTATTAGAAGGTGTAGATGATGTAGGAATGACATTTTTATCTGATACTGCATCTAATGCATATATTATGTTTGGTGATTCTGCTGATCCCGATGCGGGCGGTATAATTTATAATCATAAAACAGACACATACAACAAATTACATATTGTTACTGATGCCTCTAATACAGCCGTATTTGGTAGTGACTATGGCGGTTATATGCAAATTGTTGGCACAGATACCATCGGCACTCAGCGAGGTAAATTACATGTAAACGTAGGATCGGCTGATGGTATAACAGGAATGCATTTAGACTTAAATGATGTAGATAAACAAGGAATATTTGCTAATGCTGAAGCAATAACAACTGCGACTGTTTTTGAGGTACATGCTAATAGTACGACTACAGGTCATGTGATGTCATTACATCATGGGGAAGCTGATGCCGCAGGAACTTCTCACCCTATGACAGGTTCCATGCTTCACATAACAGATAATAATAGCTCTACAAGCATTAGATCAGTTGTTGATATATTACAACATGCATCAGGTGCTACTGCATCAACAGCATTAAGAGTTAGAGCAAATGGGGGAAAGGGTATCCTAGTTGAAGTTTCTCATGCTTCTAGTTATGGATTAAATGTTTATTCTACCGGAGCGCATACTTCTTCAATGGTACATTTTACATCAACTAGTGCAAGTTCAACTGGTCCTACTTTATCTGTTGAAGGACAATCTACTACAGGAACAGCGGGACTTTTTAAATCAACTAGTACAAGTTCAACTGGTCCTGCTTTATATGTTGAACAACAATCTACTTCTACAGGAAAAACGGCCCATTTTAAATCAACTAGTGTAAGTTCAACTGGTCCTACTTTATATGTTGAAGGAGGATCTACTACAGGATCAACAAAAATTATGCAAGTCGCAGGTCCGGGCGGCGATCTTTTTACTACCTATGCAAACGGATCTATCAGATGTACAGGTCCTATATTGTCCACAAACGCAACCGATACAGTTAATGCTAGATTACCAGTAAGAGATTCCGGTGGAACAGTTGTAAATACAACGTAAGGAAAAATGGCAAGACCCAGCACAAGAGAAGAATTAAAACAATATTGTCTTAGAACATTAGGACAACCAGTTATTGAAATAAACGTAGAAGATGATCAACTGGAAGATCGAATGGATGAAGGACTACAGTTTTTTCAAGAATATCATTTTGATGGTGTTGAAAGAATGTATAACATACATCAAATTACTGGCTCCACTGTTAAAATTATTTCTGGAACAGGTTTTACTGCTGGTGAGACAATAACTGGTGGAACATCAAATGCAACTGCAGTTGTAGTTTCTGCAAATTCTACTACTATAACATTCAAAACACATAAAGATACGGATGGAATTTCAAATAATGATGTTACATCTAGTTTTTCAAATGCTGAAACGATAACTGGAAGTTCAAGTGGAACGGCCGCAGTAGCCGATACTGATGTATCGTTAGTTACTTTTGGCGATATGGATAATCATTATATTACATTAAATGACTCCATAATTGGTGTGATTGGTATTTTTGATATACAAGATACTGGCGGAGGACAACTATCAAGCAGTATGTTTTCATTTAGATATCAATTTCATTTAAATGAAATGCCTTATCTTACTGCTACTTCTATAATAAATTATAAAATGTCAATGCAACATTTACAATTGTTGAATGACATGTTCGTAGGAAAAAAACCTCTACGATTTAATAGACATCAAAATCGATTATATATAGACTTAGATTGGAGTGATGATCTTGAGGTCGATGAATATCTTGTAGTAGAGTGTTATAGAATAATTGATCCTGCAACATTTACAGATGTATATAATGATATGTTTTTAAAAAGATACGTTACGGCCCTTTTTAAGAGACAATGGGGGGCTAATTTAATAAAATACGAGGGTGTACAACTTCCAGGAGGAACGACATTAAATGGGAGAACACTATTTGAAGAAGCAATAACAGAATTAAGAGAAACAGAAGAACAAGCATCTCTTAAATACGAATTACCAGTTGATTTTATGGTTGGTCCGGGATAATGCCTACTAATTCTTATTTTAATCATTTTGAAAATACTGCAGAACAGAATTTGCACCAGGATCTTATTATCGAATCGATAAAAAATTTTGGAGTAGATAACTATTATCTTCCAAGACAATACATGAATGAAGATATACTTTATGGTGAAGATACAATATCTCAATTTAGTAAATCTCATTTAATTGAAATGTATGTTAAATCTGTTGATGGTTTTGAAGGAGAAGGCGATTTTGTTTCAAGATTTGGATTAGAAATAAGAGATCAAGTAATTTTTTCTGTAGCAAGAAGACGATGGGAAAATTTAGATACTGGTTATGATAGACCAAGAGAAGGTGATGTAATATTTTTTCCATTGAATAAAAAATTATATGAAGTTAGATTTGTTGAACATGAATCTATGTTTTATCAATTCGGCAAATTGCCCATCTTTGATTTAACTTGTGAATTGTTTCAATATGATGATCAAAAAATTGATACTGGAATAGAAGATATAGACGAAATAGAAGACAAATATGCGTATGCTATCGAAGTATCATTTGATTCTGGGGGATCAGGAAATTATGTAGATGATGAATATGTGTATGTTGGAGATACAGAAAGTTCTGCAAATACGAAAGGAAGAGTAATATCTTGGAATTCTACTGATAGAGTATTGAAATTAACAGATTTGAGGGGCACTTTTACTACATCTCAAAATGTTGTCGGAAATACAAGCGGAGCATATTTTTCTGTAACAGCAACACCAGATACACAAGTATTTGTTAATGATGCTTCTGCAAATAATATAACTATTGAAACTGAAGCAGATTCTATTATTGATTTTTCTGAATCAAATCCATTTAGTGAGAGTAATTTTTAAGTTGTAGATTCTGGAAGAATTGTGATCATGCCCTCAACTATCCTTTCCTTTGTTACAGCATCCACTTGGGTGTATTCAACATCATAAACATATAAACCAGAAGACATACCTGCTGTTTGAGTGGAGCTAGCCGTTATTGTGACATTACTGCCTGCTACTGCGGCTGTAAAAGACATTATCCAAGAAGTATTAGTAGTTGTATGATTCTTCTTCATTTTAGAAGCACAAGTACCAGTACTTATGGTTACATTTGAATTGTTGGCATCTTTAGCAGTAAAAACCTTTTCAAAGTTACTGCCTTGATACATTGTTAAATTTTCGCCTTGAGTTTTTATTGTAAGTGCCATAAGACTATTTATACAACTAAATAATATTATAATCTTTATGGAGTGTTATGTTAGGACAAACTTTTTATCATCAAACAATAAGAAAATATGTTGCATTGTTTGGAACACTATTTAATGATATTAATATTGAAAAAAAGGACTCGGGGGGTAATGTTTTATCTCGACAAAAAGTACCAATATCCTATGGTCCAAAGCAAAAATTTCTTATAAGACTAAGAGAAGATCCGAGTCTTGACCGTCAAGTTGCTATTCAATTACCAAGACTGGGTTTTGAAATGTCTGGTATAGCTTATGATCCTATTAGAAAATTAAATACAATAGGTGCATTAACGCATAAAGAATCGATTAATGGTGAAAGAAACATTAAAAAGATGTTTAATCCCTCACCATATATTCTTGATTTTTCTTTATATGCATTTGTAGAAAATGCTGAAGATGGCACTCAAATATTAGAACAAATTCTTCCATTCTTTACTCCAGAGTTTAATGTAAGTGTAAATATTTTAACAGAAATGGGTATCAAGTTAGATATTCCAATTGTTCTTCAAAGTGCAACAAGTGAAGATTCTTATGAAGGAGAATTCTCTGCTAGAAGAACAATTGTTTGGACAATAAACTTTATGTTAAAGGGATTCATATATCCTGATATCAAATCTGGTCAATCAATTATTAAATCAGTAGAAATAGCATTTAAAGAAACCGTTCCCGAGGCATCTTCAACTGGAGTATTTGAAAGATTGTCTTTAGAATCTAGTACAAATTTTTCAGAAGATTATTTTCAACTAGAAACAGGAGACCATCTTATAACTGAAGCGAGTGTAACTAAATTGGGTCTTGATAATATAATCAGTAAAATTACAGTTGTTCCTGAAGGCGGAGCAAATACATATATTACTCCAGGAGATGATTTTGATGCAAATACTACAATAACTGTTTACAATCCACCAGTCGATTACGATCCTGCAACAGGTACTTACTCATAATATAAATTACAATGAAAACTTTCGAAGATAAATTAGATAAAATATTAGAAATACCTCCTGGCTCTATTATTAAAAAGCCACCTGAAAGAAAAATGGTTGAATCAAATGCAAATGATTTGAATACTGATTATAGGTATGCCCGTGAAAATATATACAATATTATTGAAAGAGGACAGGAGGCCATTGAAGATTTATTACAAGATGCAAGAGATAGTGGTAACGCTAGAATGTTTGAAGTTGTTGGCCAATTGATTAAAACAGTAGGTGAACAAAATCAAAATTTAGTAAATGTTCATAAACAGGTAAAAGATATCACACAAGAAACAAACGCTGGTCCCAATAGTGTAACAAATGCATTATTTATAGGTAGTACTGCAGAACTTCAAAAAATGTTAAACGATAAAGAAAAATGAAAAAATTTAAACAATACTTAAAAGAAATAGAAGAAGTAGAAGTCGATGAAGATAATAAAGATGCATTAAAAAGAGCATTAGCCTTACATAAGTTTAAACAAAAGGGTGGAAAAATAGATAAACAACCAGATTCTTTAGAGAAACCATATGGCAACCTTTCTAAAGAT